GCCTCCGCAGCCTCGGTGGTCACCCCGCGCCGCCTGCGCACCGTGCTCGACAACGTCGGCGGCGCGATCGACGCGCTTCGGGGCCGCTCCATCACCGGCGGCGGCCTCGTCACCGGCGGCGGCGACCTCTCGGCAAGCCGCGTCCTGACTGTGACGGAGGCCAGCGATGCCGACATCGCCGCCGGCACCGCTACGGACAAGGTGGTGACGCCGCGCCGGCTCGGGCCGATCGCGATGACCTTGGCGCAGAACGGCTACATCCGGTTCTTCGGGCTGCAAATCGTCTGGGGCCGGTTCTCCGCAGCCGCCAACGCAACGACGCCGGTGGCCTTCGCGCCCGGCTTCCAGACCGCGTGCTTCTCGGTGGTCTGCAGCGGCGTCACGGCTGGCGGGCCCGACAGCAAGGACAACCCGCCCGCCGTCATCACCTCCACCATCACCAAGGATGGCTTCTCTGTCTTCAGCGCCGACGACAGCGCCGATGGCACTTGCTTCATCGCCGTAGGGACCTGACATGGCCAAGACTTCCCAGCTTCCCGTCCTGCCGCCCGAGAACGTCGATGGCACCGAGACGCTGCCCGTGCTCAAGGGCGGGGCGATGTGGCGCACGCTGGCGTCCGCCTTCTTCGAGAAGCTGGCGCAGCCCTTTCTCACCCTCATGGCCACGCAAGCCGCGACAGCCACGGCTGCGACGGCATCGTTCACCAACGCCATGGACCGGAACCGGGCTAGTGCGACGACGCTGGTGTCGCTGTTCGGCAGCGGCCAGAACACCGCCGCCAGCCTGTTCACCTCGATCGCGCGGGGATGGCTCTGCGGCACGGACTTCCCGCCGGGCTTCATCGACATGATCCGCGCGGCGCTGACCGCGCCGACTGACGCTGCCTACTACACTGTCGGCATCTACGAGCGCCTGCCCACCGCCAGCCTCAATGCCGTGCCGGGCTCGGCCGGTGACCTGCTGGTGTCGTCGGCCACCATCACGGCAGCGGAGTTCACCGCGCAGGGCGGCTTCGTCATCCCCCGCTGCATGGGCGTGGCCGGGCGCTACTACATCCCGTTCGTCAATGGCTTCGACGCGGCCGGCGCGCCCAAGGCGTTCGGCAGCGGCTATTATGCTGGCGGCGCCGGGGCGCAGTGGCAGCTGGGGTGGCGCAAGGTCTCCGGCGCCGCCTGGGGCAACCACAACGCGACGCGTTACATCTCGCTCGGCCTTGCCCGGTCCGACCAACTGGACGCCGTCAAGCTGGCAACGCAGGTCCGCTCGGCGCGCCTGTCGCAGATGACGAGCAACTACCGGGCGATGATCATCCGCAACGAGGCGGCGCTCAAGAACGACTGCCTCTTCGATCCCATCGGCGCCGGCCTGATCTACCGGCCGAGCGGAGATAGCCTGACCTGGCAGAGCATCGGCGCGCCCGTGCGCACGTCCTACGACGTGACGCTGAAGCTGTCCCCCGGCATGGTCGACAGCGCCAACTTGGGGAAGAACGGCGACACCGCCGGGCAGATCCTCGCCCGCGTGCTCGCCGACAATGCGGCCTTCCCGGCCCGCGCTGCGGGCATGAACATCTGCGAAGCCTCGACCAACGACGAGCAGACGGTGGCCTACAGCGTCACCCGCGCCAACGTCGACGCGCTGATCGCGTCGTTCACCGGCCCATGGGTGTTCGCCACCGGCGGCAGCCTCGCCAACGGCGTCGAGGACAAGCAGCGGCGCCTGTTCCGCGAACTACGGGCCATCCACGGCGCGAAGATCTGGGATTGGGAAACGATCTGGCGTCAGCACGTCTCAACCAACACCGAAGACGGTCTGACGTTCGACGGCCTGCACTTCGCCACGCAGGGGGCGACGCTCAAGGGCTTCGAGGACACCCGGCTGCTGCGGGCCTCGTATGGCGGCGCGCCCTACGTCCACGAGGAAGTGCTGCCGCTGCGCGAGAACGACGCGGCCGGCACGGTGCTGTCCAATGGCCTGATCCTCGGCACGGTCGCCAACTGCATCCGCGTCGCCGGCGACAACGGCGACGGCGCCGTGGCGATCAGCAAGACCGGCGCCATCACGCGCGGCAGCGGCAAGATTACCCAGGGCTCGCGCGAGATCATCATCAAGGCGTCGAACTTCCGGGGCGGGCACGAGGGCCGCAAGACGTTCCTGATGGCGCAGGACACCGGCGACACGAATCCGCGCTATGAGGTCGAGTTCCTCGGCATGGACGACGGCCGGCAGAACCCCCGACTCCTGCCTGTCGATGCGGCGAATGCCATCCTCTATCCCCGCATCCCCAACACGACCAAGCTCACACTGTTCATTGCCATGCGGGTCATGCCCGGCGGGTGCTCGGGCTCGTTCGACACCGCGACCCTGCTGCAGACCAACCCCGGCCTGAGTTCCGTCCGCCTGTTCCTGAAGAACACCAGCGGCACCTCGCTGGCCGGGGCGGCGGTCGTGCGGCCGGCGCCCGATCCCTACCGCACCAACGGCTTCTTCCTGTCCGTCGATACCGATCTCGGCTTCGCGCACTTCGGCTTCAACGAGGACATCACGACGGTGGCCATCCCCGCCGATGGTATTCCGATCAGCCTCGCGCTGCTCACCCAGCTGTTCATGAGCACGCTGGCCCCGCTCAAGGGCATCGCCCTGCGCCGCTACATGCTGATCACCGGCACCGCGTTCGACATCTCGCTCACGCCGACCGGCGCTGGCAAGCGGGCGCTGTTCTACGATCCCGCCACCGGCCTGCCGAAGAACACCGGCGGCTCGGCCGTCGATGGCGTGACCGCCGCGATCGACCTCTACGGCCGGGAATACGACTGGCTGATGGGCATCAACCGGGGCTCGCTGGGCAACCTGCTGCCCGCCCGCTGGTGGGGCCTTGAGCGCGCCGGCATCCGCGAACCGATTACCTGAGGAGTGAAGCCATGACCGATATCAGCGCCCAGGCGCTCGCCCTACTGTCTCCCCTCGCGATCGAAGCGCGCGACCTGAAGGACGCGCTGCGCACTGCCCCCGCGCCGGAAGACGAAGCGGCCGAGCGCTACGGCGAGGCCCGCGCGCACCTCGGTGCCGCAATGATCCAGCTCCTCGAAATCGATCGCCGCCTCGGCGCGATCCTCACCAAGGCCGAAGACGAGGCTGAAGCCGAGACTGAAGACGAGGCCTGATCCGCTGTCGGCAAAGGCCGGCGGCGCATAGGAATCCCGAAAGGTCTTCCCGCCAACCTGTTCCCCTTTTACGGAAGGGGGCTTCGGATGTGCCAACATCTGCGAAACCAGCGAGCCTGCACTCGCACTCTGACGGGCGCCGCGCCTGTCCCACCCGAGTACCCTTCCGCGCTCAGGCGCGGGAGGGACATCGTGCAGGAAACCCACCATGTCTACCCCTTTTGTTCTCGTTTCCCCAACCTCTCCCGTCGCCGGCTACATCGGCGGAAAACGCAACTTGGCGAAGCGCATCTGCGCCATCATCGAGCGCACCGCGCACACCAGCTATGCCGAGCCATTCGTCGGCATGGGCGGCATCTTCCTGCGCCGCAGGAGCCGGCCGCGCGCCGAGGCTATCAACGATATCTCGGGCGACGTCGTCACCCTGTTCCGCTGCCTCGCCGAGCACTACCCCTACCTCGTCGACATGCTGCGCTTCCGCGTCGCGAGCCGCGCCGAGTTCGAGCGGCTGCTCGCGCAGGATCCCGATCGGCTGACCGACCTGCAGCGCGCGGTACGCTTCCTCTACGTCCAGCGTCTGGCGTTCGGCGGCCGGGTGAAAAGCCGGACCTTCGGTGTGGATGCGGCCGGCCCGGCGCGCTTCGACGTCGGCAAGCTGGAACCGATGCTGGCGGATCTCCATGATCGCCTGCAATCCGTCGTGATCGAGCGCCTGCCCTATGCTGACTTCATCCGGCGCTATGACCGCGAGGGCGCGCTGTTCTACCTCGATCCCCCTTATTGGGCGTGCGAGACGGATTACGGGAAAGACGTCTTCGGCCGCGAGGACTTCGCCGCGCTCGCCGACCAGCTGGCCGGCATCAAGGGCAAGTTCCTGATCTCGCTGAATGACAATGAGGGGGTGCGGGAGACGTTTGCCCGCTTCGCCATCGCGGCGATCGACACGACGTACACGATTGGCACCAAGTCCAGGCCCGCCCGCGAAGTGCTAATCAGCAACTTCGCGTTGCCCGCGAACGACAACTAACGCTCACGGCAACTCGTGTCCCTGCCCCGGTAGCCATCACAGCTGCCGGGGCCGGCAGCGATCGAGCCCTCAATGGACACTGCGGGTGCCTCGCAAGCTGGATCCGATGGAGGTACACGCACGAGATCGAGAACTTCAGATGGGATTTCGGTTGGCGCCGAGCATTTCCGGCAGACGATTGGGCTTTTAACATCAGCCATTGTCGCTGGCACATCGGCCGTATGACCGCATGATAGAAAGTAACGCGCTAGATGGTGCGCCATGCTTCAAATCCCCTCATCCGATTGTTTCCATCGGTGGGGGAATAGTGCCAAGAGCCGTCGATTTGACAATCGATTTTTGCAGTTAACATTAGGTTGCGGCCTCGCGATCGTCCTCCATCGCACCGTATCCGACGACTGAACCGGACCTATTCCGGGCCGATTTGTCGCCAGCGCCTATGCGCCAAGCGATAGATACCGACGCCGCACGCCTCGCACTTGCTGACATAGTGGTGCCCGTCCCATGAGATGCGGCCCCTGTCAGGGGCATGCTTCTTTAAGGCGCATCGGATGCTTTGCGGTATGATTTGCATCGCGCGACGCTTCACAATTTTCGATGAACCTCAGGTGACGAAAGTTCGCGGCCGAGGGATCAGACAGCCGGCCGCCATGCCTCGCCGGACTTTCGAAATATCACGCTTTTGCAGCCCCGGCACTTAGCGGAAAAATGCAGGCCGTTGTCCGATAGCGTCGCCACATCCGGATAGTGCTGGTGGAAGTGGCATAGCATGAGCCAGAAAGCTGCGAGCAACACGTGTTCCAGTTCGGCGCTCTATGCTCTGGAGCAGATCTCCAGGCGCCTGGTCCGAACCATGACAGGTGCGGTCGTGTGCTGCAATGCACCACGTAAGTCATACGGATCACCCCTGCCTTGCGCGCTGAGCCTGCTGTTCCTGCGCATGACCGGCCTGCCACGCAGCTCGATCCTTGATTTGTCGATAGGGGTTGGAACTGTCTGGAAGACCTGATCGCGCAGCTTTGATGCCCCATAGGAAGGCTCGCGAATCCAGCACCAATCAAAATCCCGCTTGAAAAGAAGTCGGACGGCAATGCGGTTCGGGCTGTATCGTTCCGACGAGCATGCCGTGAGCTTCTGCGATTGCGGCCGGCCGCAGCGAGATTGAGACGGATTGAACAGGCGTATGGCATCGCGCCCTAACCAGGCACCAGCGGGATCATCCCGATCCTCTGCATTTCGCATACTGCTCAGCGAAATGCAGCCCCGCGCGTCCGTCTGAACCTGCCGCCATGGTCGCACCATGGCGCGAACTGCAGACCCTGAACAGCTTACCGGCGAAGTGATCCAGCTGGGCACCGTGGCCTCCGTCGACCACGGCGCGGCCACCTGCACCGTCGAGATCGGCGACCTGACGACGGGCGATCTGCCCTGGCTGGCGCAGCGCGCGGGCAAGGTGAAGGTCTGGTCGCCCCCCTCGATCGGCGAACAATGCGTCGTCTTCTCCCCTGAAGGCGATCTTGCGGGCGGCATCGTCCTGCTCGGCATCTGGTCCGACGCCAACCCCGCCCCCTCCAGCCTGCGCGACGCGGTTCTCATCGAAATGCCCGATGGCGCCGTCATCGCTTACGACTTCGTCAGCCATGCGCTCAGCGTCGTCCTGCCGGAAGGCGGGACCGCCACGCTGGTCGCGCCGGGCGGGGCTGCCATCACCGGCGATGTGACCATCAATGGCAACCTCAAGGTCGCCGGCAAGGCCGAGGCGAGCGAAGACGTCGTCGGCGGCGGCATCAGCCTGAAGAGCCACAAGCACAGCGGCGTTGCCGCCGGCGCCGCCCAGACCGGCACGCCCGTCTGATGGCGGGCATGTCTCGCAGCAGCGGCGCCGTGATCGACGGCCTGGGCAGCATCAGGGAATCGGTGGCCGATATCCTCGGCACGCCGATCGGCACGCGCGTCGGCCGCCGCGAATACGGCTCGCTGCTGCCCGACCTGATCGACCAGCCCATGACGGCGGCAAACATCCTGCGGATCTTCGCTGCCTCCGCGCTGGCCATCTCGCGCTGGGAAGATCGCCTGCGCCTGCGCCGCGTAAGCCTTTCGGCCGGCGCGAGCCCCGGCGCCGCCACCCTCAACATCGAAGCCGATCGCACGGACACCGCGCCGGCGACGGCTCGCACCCGCTTCGCTCTGCCTCTCTAAGCCCAAGGAACGCTCATGGCCTTCAAGCATGGAATCACCGTCACCGAGATCGTCGAAGGCGCGCGGACGCTGACGGCAGTCTCCACCGCCATCATCGGCCTTGTCGCCACCGCGCCCGATGCCACTGCCGGCGTCTTCCCGCTCAACCGCCCGGTGCTCATCACCGACATCGAGACCGCGATCGGCAGCGCCGGCGTCGGCGGCACGCTGGCCGGCTCCTTGCGCGCCATTGCCGACCAGACCCGCCCGATCCTCGTCGTGGTGCGCGTCGATGTTGGCGCCAATGCCGCCGAGACTGCCACCAATGTCATCGGCACCACTACCCCGCAGGGCCAGAAGACCGGCATGCAGGCGCTGCTGGCCGCGCAGGCGCAGCTGGGCGTGAAGCCGAAGATCCTCGGCACTCCCGGCCTCGAAACGCAGGCGGTCACCGCCGCGCTCGCCGTGGTGGCGCAGAAGCTGCGCGGCTTCGCCTATGCCCGCGCGATCGGCGAGGACGTCGCTGCGGCCACCGCCTACCGCGCCCATTTCAGCGCCCGCGAACTGATGCTGCTGATGCCCGACTTCCTCGCCTGGGATACCGCGACCAGCGCCGCAGTCACCAGCTACGCCGCCGCCCGCGCCATGGGCCTGCGCGCCCTGATCGATACCCAGACCGGCCCGCACAAGACGCTGTCCAACGTCGCCGTGGGCGGCGTCGTCGGGCTCACCAAGGACATTCACTGGGACATCGAGGACCAGTCGAGCGAGGCGGGCGTGCTCAATGCCTCGGAAGTCACCGCGCTGGTGCGCACCGACAGCGGCTACCGCTTCTGGGGCAACCGCACGACCGCCGAGGCGGAAAGCCCCTTCGTGTTCGAAAGCACCGTGCGCGTCGCGCAGCTGCTCGCCGACACGATCGTGGGCGGCATGCTCTGGGCGATCGACAAGCCGCTGACCCCCAGCCTTGCCAAGGACATCATCGAGACCATCAACGGCCTGTTCCGCCAGCTGAAGGCCGGCGGCGTGATCCTCGGCGCCAGGGCCTGGTACGACGAGGCGCAGAACGACGTCTCGGCGCTCAAGGCCGGCAAGCTGCGTATCGACTACGACTACACCGTGCCGCCGCCGCTCGAAGACCTCGGCTTCAACCAGCGCATCACCGACAGCTACTTCGCCGACTTCTCGGCGCAGCTGTCCGAAGACGTCTGATCGCGGGCGCCTGACGCGCGCCCGCAACCCTCTCCCTTTCCCGATCTCAGGAGCCCGCCATGGGAATGCCCCGCACCCTCAAGGACCAGATGCTGTTCAACGAAGGCCTCGCCTACATGGGCGATGCCAAAACCGTGACCCTGCCCACGCTCACCCGGAAGATGGAGGAGTACCGCGGCGCCGGCATGAGCGGCACCGTCAGCATGGACATGGGCATGGAGGCGATGGAGATGTCGTTCACCTGCGGCGGCCCCATGCGCCAGATCCTGCGCCAGTGGGGCACGCCCACGGTCGACGGCGTCTACATCCGCTTTGCCGGCAACTATCAGGCCGACGACACCGCCGACGTCGACCATGTCGAGGTCATCGTGCGCGGCCGCTTCTCGGAGATCGAGATGGGCGATCAGGAAACCGGCGAGGCCAGCGAGTTCACCGCCACCATGGCGGTCGCCTACTACAAGCTCGTCTGGAATGGCCGCACGGAACTGGAAATCGATCCGCTGAACATGATCGAGTTCGTGGACGGCATCGACCGCCTGGCCGAACGGCGCGGCCTCCTCGGCATCTTCTGATCCCACACCTGTGCCGGCCCCGCCGGCGCATTCCTACTCGATAGCACGAAGTCCGTCGCTTTCCCCTCAGATCCGGAGAATTTTTGATGACCGAAGCATCCACCATTGCCCTTGCCGCTGCCGCCGCCGGTCCGGTCCTGCGCACCGTCGTGCTCGATACGCCGATCGTGCGCGGCACCCAGACCATCGAGAGCCTGCAGCTGCGCAAGCCCCGTTCGGGCGAACTGCGCGGCCTCTCGCTGGTCGATCTCGGCCAGTTGAAGGTCGATGCCCTGACCAGGATCCTGCCGCGCATCTCCATGCCCACGATCACCGAGGCCGAAGTCGGCAACATGGAGCCGGCCGACCTGCTCGCCTGCGGCGCGGAGATCGGGGGTTTTTTGCTGCAGAGGTCGCAGCGCATGGATGCCCTCGATGCGTAGACGACGCGATGGCGGATCTGGCGATCGTCTTCCACTGGTCGCCCGGCGCCATGGACGGGATGGACCTGTCCGAACTCATGTCCTGGCGCGCGCAGGCCGCGCGCCGCTCCCAGCCCCCTGCTAAGACCGGAAAGACGTAATGGCGGACAGGAACCTTCGGCTTCAGGTCATCCTTCAGGGGCTCGACAAGCTCACCGCGCCTCTGAAGTCGATCACCGGCGCGTCGTCCGCCGCGCGCCGGGATCTGGCGAAGACCGCCGACGAACTGCAGCACCTGGACAAGCTGCAGAAGCAGGTCGGCAGCTACAAGGCGAAGGAATCGGCCTTCGGCGCCGACAGCCGCAAGCTTCAGGAAACGACCGCGCGCATGGCGGAATTGCGGGCGCAGATCGACGCGACAGACAATCCGACAAAGAAGCTGGCCAGGGAATTCGAGCAGGCGGAACGGCAGGCTGCTGCGCTCACCGCGCGCCTCGATGCCGGCGGCGCCGAACTGCAGCAGCTGTCCGCCCGCCTGTCCGCCGCCGGCATCGACGTGGGCGACCTCGCGCGGCACGAAGACCGCCTGTCCGAGCGTACCGAGCAGGCGAACCGTGCCCTGCGCCAGCAGACCGCCCAGCTGGAGCGGGTCAACAAGGCCAAGCGCAATTCGGACAGGCTGGGCGACATCAGCGGCAAGGCCACCGGCGCCGGGCTCGGCATGATCGCTGCGGGCACCGCCGCCGGCGCGCCGGTGGCGATGGCAGTGAAGCAGGCCATGACGCTGGAGAGTGCCATGGCCGACGTCTCCAAGGTCACCAACATGACCCGGCCGCAGACCCAGCGGATGTCGACCGACTTCCTCGACATGAGCGAAAACATCCCGATGGCCGCGAACGAACTGGCGACGATCGCGGCAGCGGCCGGCGCCGCCGGCGTCGGCATGGACAAGCTGGGCAGGCCGCTGCGCGACCAGCGCCAGCAGCTGCTCGAGTTCACCAACGACGCGGCCGAGATGGGCGTGGCCTTCGACATGACCGCCGACGTCGCCGGCGAGACGATGGCCAAGTGGCGCACCGCCTTCGAACTGCCGCAGGAGGGCGTGCGTGCGCTCGGCGACGGCGTCAACGCGCTGACCAACCGCTTCGGCGGCAAGGCGGCGAACGTCACCGACATCATCACCCGCATCGGCCCGCTCGGCAAAGTCGCCGGCCTCGCCGCGCCCGAGATCGCCGCGCTCGGCTCCACCCTCGATTCGATCGGCATTCCCAGCGAAGTCGCCGCCACCGGCATCAAGAACACCATGCTCGCGCTGACGAAAGGCGAGGCCGCCACCAAGAGCCAGCAGCAGGCTTTCTCGGCGCTGGGGCTGGAAGCGACCGACGTCGGTAAGCGCATGCAGAAGGACGCCGCCGGCGCGATCATCGACGTGATGGAGCGGATCGGGAAGCTGGACGCCGACAAGCAGTCGGGCATCCTGACCCAGCTGTTCGGCTCGGAAAGCGTCGCCGCTATCGCGCCAATGCTGACCAATCTCGATGGCCTTAAGCAGCGCCTGGCGCTGGTGGGGGACGCCAGCGCGACGGCCGGCTCGATGCACGGCGAGTTCCTCAACCGCATTGCCACCACCGACGGCGCGACCGGCCTTGCCACCAATGCCCTGTCCGGGCTCAACATCACCATGGGCAAGGCGCTGCTGCCGACCGTGGTCAAGGTCGCCGGCTACGTGAAGTCTGCCGCCAGCGCCATGCGCGGATGGGCGCAGGAGAACCCGGTGCTCGCCAAGGGCATCATGATCTTTCTCGGCGTCGGCGCCGGGCTTCTCGTCCTGCTCGGCGGCATGGCGCTGGCCTTCGCCGCGCTCACCGCCGCCGCCGCGCCGCTGGGTATCGCACTCGGTCCGCTGCTGCTGATCGTCGCCGCCATCGCCGCCGTCGCCGCAGCCGCGTACCTCATCTACGCGAACTGGGGCGCGATCACGGCGTGGTTCGGCAGCCTGTGGGCGGGCATCAAGGCGATGTTCTCCAGCGCGCTGGACTTCATCGTCCAGGCCTTCCTCGCCTTCACCCCGCTGGGGCTGCTGATGCAAGCCTTCGCGCCGGCGCTCGCCTTCCTGCGCGGTCTCGACTTCGCCGCGATCGGCCGCAACCTGATCCAGGGCCTGATCAACGGCGTGGTCGGCAAGCTCGCCGCGCTCAAGTCGACGATCGTCGGCGCGGCCAGTTCGGTCGCCAACTGGTTCAGGGAGAAGCTGGGCATCCACTCGCCCTCGCGCGTCTTCGCCGGGCTTGGCGGCTTCGTCATGGCCGGGCTCGATCAGGGCCTCGCGGCCAACACCTCGGGGCCGCTGTCTCGGATCACCGACCTGTCAGGACAGATGACGCGGGCGCTTGCCGTCGGCGCTGGCGGCGTCGCGATGGCGGCAGTGTCACCGGCGGCGGCATCGAGCGGCGCCGGCGGCGCGTCCGCTGCAGCTGCCAGCGGCGCGCCGGCGACCTACAACCTTCACTTCCACGGCGTCACCGGCGATCCGCAGGACATCGCTGACGCCGTCCGCCGGGCACTGGAGCAGATCGAGCGTGAACGCCGTGGGCGCGGCTTCGGCGACGACGAGAACTGAGGACGATTCCCATGCACCTGATGGCCCTCGGCATGTTCCTGTTCGAACTCGGCACGCTGCCGTTCGAGGAACTGCAGCACAAGATGGACTGGCGGCATGCCCGCGCTCCGCGCATTGGCGCCCGCGACGCCAACCAGTACGTCGGCCCCGGCGACGAGACGGTCAGCCTGTCAGGCGCGGTCTATACCGAATTGTCCGATGGCATCGTGTCGCTCGAAGATCTGCGGGCAATGGCCAATCAGGGCGAAGCATGGCCGCTCGTCGCCGGCAGCGGCCGGGTCTACGGCAACTTCGTCATCACCGCGATCGACGAGCGGCAGGTCTACCTGATGTCTGATGGTACGCCGCGCCGGATCGACTTCGGTATCGATCTGCTCGGCGTCGATGATCCCGCCGCCGTCACCAGCGCGCCGGCCGCCGCATGACTTACGCGGTCAACAACATCGCCGACTGGCGTGTCACGATGGACGGCGTCGATCTGTCCGACCGCATACGCGCCAGGCTTGTCTCGCTCACCCTGTCGGAGAAGCGCGGGGACGAAGCCGATCAGCTGGACATCGTCCTGAGCGATCATGATGGCATGCTGGCAATCCCGCCCGAGGGCGCGGTGCTGCGCCTGCAGCTGGGCTGGCTGCAGGGCCGCGACGTGACGCCCGGGCTGATCGACAAGGGCAGCTTCAAGGTCGACGACGTCACCCACAGCGGCCCGCCCGATCAGATCACTATCCGCGCCCGCGCGGCAGACTTCACCAGCGCGATCCGCAACCGGCGGGCGCACAGCTGGAACAACACGACCCTCGGCGCCGTGCTCCAGGACGTCGCTGGCCGCAATGGCCTTACCGCTCGCATTGCGCCTGCTCTGGCATCGATCGCGGTACCCACGGTCACTCAGAGCCGCGAGAGCGACATCGCGTTCCTGCGCCGCCTCGGGCGGGAAAATGATGCTGTCGCGACGATCAAGGACAAGCACCTGATCTTTGCGCCGAAGGGCGCCGGGCAGACCAGCACCGGCGTCGCGCTCCCCGGCCTCACTATTCAGCGCCGCGCCGGCGACCGGCATAGCTGGCAGCGCCAGAAGCGGGACGGGCAAGAAGGCGTGACCGCCGTCTGGCGCGACAAGAAGGCCGCGAAGCATAAGCCGGTGACCATCGGCAAGGCCGAGGGCGCCAAGAAGCTGCGCAAGGTGTATTCGGACGAAGCTTCGGCAAAGCGCGCGGCGGCGGCGGAAACCGCCCGCCTGACGCGCGCACCTGCTACGTTTGACATGACGCTCGCGCTCGGCCGACCCGATGCCTACCCTGAAGCTCGCGCCGAGGTGGCAGGCTTCAAGCCGGCAATCGACGGCACGACGTGGCTGGTTTCTGAGGTGACCCACCGCCTGGACAAGGGCGGCGGGTTCCGGACCGACCTTAGGATGGAACTCGCGCCCGTCTAATACCGGCATTGGCTGCGCCAATGCCGTTTGCTATGATCCGCCGATGCAGATCCCAGACGATCAAGAATGCCTACGCATCGCGTTGGAACAGATCGCGGAACACGGCGATGAAGTCGGCATTGTGCTGAATGCGCAAATTGAGGCGCTGCAAAGGACAGATCGTGTCGAGGAACTCGCCAAGTGGCTGCTTATCCGAAACACAGTTGGCTTTATTTTAGATAACGGCTTGACCAAGCACTGAGCGACGGCGTTCGCTGGTTTTGTTACCTGTTCTTGAGCGATATGATGAGCACCAGCGTGCCCGCGAGCAGCAAACCAAAGGCTAGCGGGATCAGCATCATGCTTGCGTCAGTCGTCCGGCCAAATCTCGTCCGGATAAAAATCCGGCTCAGGATCGGGCGCCGGCGCATCAGGTTCATCGGGTTCGGCGAACTAGGTTTCAGAACCTGCGCCTGATACCTATGTTCCACGAAGCACTCTTATGGCGTCTTTTGGCCGATTGCGGACTGGCAGGTTGCGGACGCAGATGGCGGCAGAGCCGACGATCGGACCGCCGCTCGCTCGGTTTGAACGAGATGCTGCCGGGGCCGGATCGTGGCTGTGGATGGGATCTCGTTTTGATTAGCCAAGCCTATCGAAGCAGCAACCATCTGCGCACGAATCGCCACACCTCAGCTAGAAAATCACTAATCTTTGTAGATCAATCGGGGATTGGTAGCCGCGCGATGATGGTTTCGACCGCCGCTTGAGCAACGGCCCCCCCTCCCTCAAACACAGCATCGACCTCGGCTTCGAAACGCAGATCTGTTGCTTCATTTGTCCAGTCGATATGTTTCTCGGCGAACCGAAGAAGATTACACATGTAGATCGTTTTCCGACCCTTGGCAGTCTTGGGCAAATAGACCATGCCCTTGCGGAAAATATGATCTGTATAGTTATCAAAATGGGGGTGAACAATTCTGAACCCGTCCGACTTTTCCGGATATGTCTTGCGGCCTACGCTGGTTAGCGTCTCTTGAGCCTGCTTAGCGCCATTGCATTCAGGACATGCTGCGGCAAGGTTCCGTGGGGTGAACATGAACCAGGGATATTTACTTCGGTCGGCAACATGCTCGACATCCCACTCGCGATGATTGTCGGTCGGCCGGTGGCGGTCGCAATAGCAACAGCGATATCTTTGAGCCGCGATATAGTGAGTCTTCACTCGAGATTTGAGTGCCGTAAGAGCCTCGTCGGACCAGTAGTCGCCTTTCTTCGCGTCACGCCGGAGGCCGTCAAAAGCCTCTACTAAACCGCGATCCTCTCCATTATAAGCGACGGTGGCGGTGATCATGAGCGGTCGCCCCGAAACTTCGCCGCTTCCTGAAGTTCCTCGATGAGTTCCACGATTGGGCTGTCGTTCTGGAGGTTCGACTTGATCGTTGTGAGCCAGCCAAGCAGTTCGATGAACTCTGGTGACTGGCTTTTCCCATCGGCGGCAAGCCGCAACGCGCGGATAATCTCTTCCTTCACAAACAGATTGTTATTCCCCGGTTCCTCGAATGCGGTTGCGAGGAGATAGTCGTAGGACTTGCCAGCGAAAGCGACTGCACTTTCGGCACGCCGACGGTCTGAGTCGAGTGAAATCACACTCGAAGATCTAGCTCCGATGTCTGAAAGGATGAGCGGGGAGTGGGTAGCGAGAATAAAATGGCAGCCGCGGAAATGCGCAAAAGTTTTAGTGAGGAGATCGACATAGCGGGTCTGCCATTCGGGATGCAGGCTGATCTCCGGCTCATCGATGAATACGAGGCTGTTGTCGCGGATTGCTGACGCCAAACCGAGAAAGCCCGTGACGATACCCAGCTCGCCGGAGCTTGCGTGGCGGAGATCTAGGATTGTTCCGTCCTCTTGCCGCTGGACCTCGACTGCGGTCATCTCCACAATCCCGAGCCGGCGCAATTGCTGCACGTCCCGGAAAAACATGTCGTCGTCCGACCAGCCCAGAAAGTCGGCCTGGAGAGTAAAGGATTGTAGGACTCCGCGCCGGTTAACCTCCCGCCCGACCTTGCGGATGAGTTCGATCGCTTCCGGGTCATCTCTGAAACGCCCCAGGCCACGGCTCGATGGCCTAGTCTCATAGGGACTGATGACTTCCTCGATCGAAGCGCCTTCGATGAGCTGTTGGATTCGAGTACGCTCGGAGACACGGAAACGATAATGCACCTCGACACGAGGCTCGTATCCGAGAAAGGCGAAGATGTCAGCGATCCGGAGCCGCCGCTCGTCGCTGCCCTTCGACGCCTCGAACAAGCCCTCGAGAGCGCGGAAGATCGTCGCGGTCGTGGAAGCACGCCCCGATCGGTCACGCAATCCGAGATACGTGTAGCGGCCCTCCGGCTGGACGGGCCGATCAGGCAGGCGCTGCGCCGATCGCGAGATACGGAACTTGTCGAACGGCGTCGTCGTCAGCGCGATGATCTTGCCGGGAAGCGGCAAGTCGCTCGGCGAACATTTCTGACCGTCGCAAGTGGCAGATACGACATCGCGCTCGTTGAGCTTGAGGACGACGTGCCGCCCCTCGCACATGTACTCGATAAGTGAAACCGATAGGGTCTCGCGCGAAATGAAGCCTCGCTCCTCGTCGATCCTGTCGAAGACGTCTGCAATACCTGCCAGCAGCCGGCTTTTACCGACACCATTACGCCCGATTAGCACAGATACCCAAGACTCGGATCCGTGGTTAACAGGCGGCGAAAATTCGACTTCGAGGCGGCCATTGTTCGGCTCACGTTCTCCGCGCGCCACACGCTGATTGCGCAATTCAAATGTGCCTGCAGCACGTAGAAGCCTGAACCCTGACATTATTCCCCCAGATGCCCCACCTGCGTGATGTTCGTGTCGTAGCGGGTTTGCGACGACCAACGTATTCCATAGTCAATGGACGTGCCGCAATATCTCACTGGATATTGTTACCCAGATCTGTTGGCGGTAAGCTGCTCGGCAGCAAAGCCCCCTGAAGTCCGGTGCTTGCTGTGGGTCCGTTTACCGGTCAACGAACGGCGACCGTCGAAGTCGCGATCAGATCGCTGCACTGACCGAAAAGGGCGCAAAGCCGCTGAGCATCTCACGCCTCAACCTGCCGAGCGCCCTTCGGCCGGTTGTTGTCTGGCAGTTTCCGTGTCCCAGTTATCGCATAGCAGACGTCGCCACAGCTCCTTTGACACGCGGCCGCCCCCTCCTTTTGCAGGTAGAAAGGCGATGGGCCAACACGGAAGTTGACAAACGCATGGACGCAGAATGAACTCCGGCGATGGGGATCATCACAAACATCAAATCGCTGCAGAGCATCGGGATTTACGCCGACCGGGGAGCTAGGTCGCCCTCGCTGCAGTTCCGGCGCTTTAACTTGGTCTACGGCTTCAACGGATCCGGGAAGAGCACGTTGTCGCGCGTGTTTGCGAGCCTCGAGGCGGGGGCTTCGCACCCGAAACTTCCCGAGGGCGGCTCGTTCGAGGTGGAGATGGATGACGGGTCGGCTTTCGGCTGCCCGACCAATCCCGCTGGACTCGAGCAGCGCCTGCTGGTGTTCAACTCGGACTACATCGAGCAAAACCTTCAGTGGTCTGCCGGACGCGCCAAGCCTGTATTTTACATTGGCACCGACCAGGCCGAAGCCGCCGCCGAACTCACCCGAATCGAGGGCGAGATCGTCAAGGCGGGGGCTAGGAAGGAGGTGGCTTCGGCGGCCCAGGGAGCCGCCGAAAAGACCTTCACCAACTTCAAGCGGGAGCGCGCAAAGTCCGTCGCGTCCCGCTTGCATCTCGGCAGCCGCAAGTACGAGGCGCCCGCGTTCGCGAAGGACTACGAGACCTGGAAGGACGACCAAGGGGCACCGCTCACCGACGACGAGCTGAAGGCCGCCGAAGACACGCGCCGGCTGGACGAACCGATGCCCCGCCTCGAACCGGTGTCGTTCGACAAGGCGACTATCGGGACGGCCTACCGCTTCATCGCCGACGTCTGCAGCCTATCACTGGCGCAGGTCGCACTCGACGAGGTGCAGCGCCATCCCGACATGCTGCTCTGGCTCAAGCACGGGCACGAATATCACGAGAAGAACGGCGTCGCCGTCTGCATCCACTGCGGCGCCCCTATCTCCCCGGAACGACGGGCGCTGCTGGCCGCCGCCCTGGATGACAGCGTCGACCAGTTCGTCGCCCGCCTGACGACGACGGCGGACCGACTGGAAAAGCTCATCGAGACGACGACCCAGCTGGCTTCCCAGCTGCCCGCATCCGACGAGCTCACGACCGAACTGCGAGCTGGGTTCAAGGATGCGCGCGAGGGCGCCTCGAAGGAGTTAGGCCAGCTCGTCAAGCAACTCGGCACCCTGCAGACGGTGCTCACCGCCAAGCGCGAGCGTCCGGCGACCCCGGCCGACATGCAGGGCGCCGCGGTGGAGGCAGATGTCCTTGCCACCGCCGAACGACTGGCCGCGCAGGTGGGCAGCTGCAACGATGCCATCGCCGCACACAACCAGGCCGTCGCCGACTTCACGAAGCGCAAGGAGGCCGCCGAGACCTCTATCCGACGCCACTTCATCATCGACTGCCGCGTTGACTACGCGAAGTCGGCGAAGGAAATGGCGGATTCAACCGGTAAGCTAACAGTGGCGACCGATGCCCTCGCGGCTGTGCGGGAGCAGGCCCGCGAGCTGCGCCAGCGGATACGGACCCATGGCCCGGCGGCCAGCGTGATCAACAAACTGATCGCCGCGTACCTCGGCCACGGTGAGCTGACGATCAACCCCGTTGACGAGGGCTACGAGCTGCAGCGGCACGGCACGCCCATCTCCGGGGTCCCGAGCGAGGGGGAGAAGACCGCCATCGCAATCTCCTACTTCCTGTCGTCGATCGAGGCCGACAACCGGAAGCTCAAGGACGTCATCGTCGTCGTCGACGATCCCGTTTCGAGCCTAGACACGAAAGCCTTGAACTTCGCGTGCTCACTCGTGCGCACTCGCTTGGAGAAGGCAGCTCAGGTGTTCATCCTGACCCACAACCTTCAGTGCATGAACGAGTTCAGGAAGGCTTGGAAAGGCAAGGTGCGGCCCGCCGAGGGAAAAGCGCAGACCGCGACGTTCCTGTTCATCGACGTCACGATCCCGGAAGGTCAGCAGCGGCGCTCGTCGACGATCGTCGAGATGTCGAAGCTGCTCAGGGAATATGATTCCGAATACCACTTCCTGTTCAACCACGTGTTCCGTTTCGTGAACCAGCCCGATGCATACGACGACCACGGCTACATGATCCCGAACGTGATCCGACGGGTGCTGGACGTCTTCCTCGCATTCAAGGCACCTGGAGGTGGTGGACTGCCCAGCCAGCTCGACAAGCTATGCAGCGACTATCCGGACCTAGACCGGGAGCGACTAGCTGCGCTCGAACGGCTCGCGCAGGTCGAATCCCATTCGGACAACATTGATGACCTGCTGTCGTTCTCCACAATGACTCTAGAGGAGACTAGGGGCGCAGCGACCCAGCTCTTCGAAATGATTGAGCATGTCGATCCGAAGCACCTCGCGCGGCTCAGAACCCTTTGCAGCTGAGCGCGGTCGTTTGCCGTCGGGTTCAGTCGGAAACTTATTTGACGGCTCCAGCCAATCATTGTGGGTTGAATGAGGCGGCGGATCAGCCGGGCCGCGTCCCTGAGTACAGCCAAGTAGAGGTCACCGTCGTAGCCGTCGAGATCACCTGAACGAACGACGGCTTTTAGGAGCCGCCTTCAGCGCGTCAGATGACCGGAATGGGCGCGTTGCTGCCGTGACAGCCATTTCCGCTATCTGGCGTGACCGCCAAGGAATCGGTGGATGGCTGCTGCATTGCGAGCACAATGATTTTGCACCTTGTAGGGTGTTGGTACTTCGAGTGATCTAGTCAGGCATTGCCATCGCGGCCTCCCACCCGGCCAGTCGATGTCACCCTCGCTTGTACACCCGTCCGGCGATTTTTCCCCCGTTTGCGTTTCCCTCTTTCCTAGACGCCCCCCTTTCGCCACTAGGAGAACATATTGGGAACATTTGAAGGCGGGAAAAGTGCAAGGCGAGGTGTACCGGCTAACGCCGGGCTGCGAGTTTGCGTGTCCGAAGTGCAATATCAAGTGCGCGACGATTGCGGCGATTCGAGATCGTCTGTTGAGGCAGCTGGAAGAAGAGCACCGGCTCCAGTCAACGTGCCCGCGCCCGGATCGGGCAAATACGGTCCGATTCCTGCGAAACCAGATGGTAGCCATCGAGCTAGAATTTCAGCGGTCTCGTCCCTCGTCGCTTCCTCCGGGACAAGCACGAGCAGGCCGCGGAACATCTCCCGCAGCGCTGCTTCACTAGGCAGCGCGACTTGCAGAGGCACGTACTGGATCGGTGGAAGTGCCGCTTCCACCGCGCGAGCCTCTGGCTCAGCTTCAGTCCCCTTCAGCCCAGCCAGAAGCATTACTTCAGCTGGATCGACACCCCGCGAAGCAAGCACCGCCGCGATCTGACGGGTAAGATCAAGCGGAAGTTCTCGTTTTTTGAAGCGGTTAGGGTCTTCGAAATAGGCATAGCGTGAATGGCCTATGCCCAAAGCGTCAGCCATGCCTCTAATGGTCAGGCCGGGCTTGGCGGATTTCCGCAGCTCTTTGAGGCGAAGATTCACTGAAACAGTCACCGAACTAGCCATGCAAAATTTTTGCACAACGTATGCGCAAATTAAGGCTTGCTGTTTGTGTTATTATTTTGCACAATAATGGTCATGGAACGGATCACCTCAATTTTCGACTTGTTCGGCGGCATCCGCCCGATGGCTCGCGCCCTAGACGAAAGCCCCAGCAAGGTCATGGCGTGGAAGCGTGCGGGCCATATTCCCGCGCAAAAGCAGGCCAAAGTGCTCGATACTGGCCTTGCCGCTGGCTTGCCCCTGACCGCTGAAAATGTCGTCTTCCCCCTTGGCCGCCCGTCGGATGTCGCAACCACCATAACGGCCAAGCCCGCCTCCGTCGTTTGCGATCGTCCGGCAAAAGCGCAACGGAAGGACGCGGCATGACAAAGCCACGCGACCCCGTCTCTTTCTCCATGGCGATCACAACGGTGGGTGACCTGATCGGTTGGAAAGCAGCCGCGCGGATAACCGGCCGCGCGGAGCGCACCGTGCAACATTGGAGCGAGAGCGAAAATCGCGGAACGCCGACGCTCGAACAGGCCCTTGCCCTTGACCGCGCATACTTCGCCGCCGGTGGTGGCTACGCGCCGATTTCGGACAGCTTCGCCCGGCAGATGGAAGTCGCCATGGCGGATGCAAATGCCTGCCGCGTCGCCCTTGCTGAAGACATTGCTCTGTTTTCCCGTGAAGCAGGCGATGCCGTCTGCCGCTGCATTCAGGCCCTCGCGCCCGGCGCCTCGCCCGCGATGATCCTGGCCGCCATCCTTGAGACCGAAGAGGCAGACGCGATCGTCGCGCGCCTCATCGGCCGTCTGAAAGCACTTGCGCCCGGCAATGGGGTCGGTCGGGGAGATATCGGGGTGATGAAGTAATGTCCGGTCCACGGGTGCAGCTCCCTCACGTCAACTGCCCGGCCTGCGGGGGCCGCGCATTTGCTCAGACGGTCGGGAAGAAAAGTCTACTGTTTCGCGAACTCTACTACGCATGCCGCAACCCGGATGCGTGCGGCCATGTCTTCGTGGTGGAAATGACGGCAATACGAACCACACGGCAAAGCCGGTTCCCGGCTCCCCTCCACAAGCTGCCGATGACGACGTGGCGCGAAGCCGCGAACGATCGCGCAGCCAATGACGATGGTCCCCCCAGCGAACCTGAATCAAGCGCGACCGTCACCTGAACTGACGGCCGCGCCGAACTGACTTTCTGATCCTGATGCTTTCGAACCCGGCTCGCTTCCGGGAACGCCCCTCCTTTGCCTTTCACCGGAACAATGACATGCGCCCATCTAGCCAGACAAAGCGCCGCACACCTTCTCCGTTGCGCGCCTTGCAGCCGGCAATCACCTTCATCTGCACGGCCTGCGAAACGCCCCACCACAGCCGTACCCCTGCCTTGCCCAAAAACTGGGCGGCCGAAACCGTGGCGGACGATGTATTCGTCTACTGCGCTGACTGCGCGATCGACCTCCCTAAGGCGGCAATCCAGTGAGCGCCCCCTTCGACCTCGGCGCGATGTATGCGCAGTTCGAAGTCGCTGAGGCGCTCACACTGGCCGCAACGCAGCGCCGCCTGTCGCACTTTGCCACTGCCGCCCACAGGATCGCCCTGCCCGTACTGCTCGGTACGGCCGCCACTCTCGGTGCCGTCTGCCTGATCGCGCAGATCTCGATCCACTTGCACCAGGCGGGCTGACGGCCATGGCGGATTTTCGCTTCTCGTACCTGTTCGCCGGCTCGCCCGACCTCCGCAAGGTCGAGGAATTGGTGCGATGCTGCGAACGCCGCAAGGCGCGTGCCGCCGAAAAGCTCACCGGCGCCCAGGCCGAATACGCTGCTGCCGACGCGGCATATGAACGCGCCGTAGCCGCCCGCACCGATTGGATCGCGAACAGCCCCGATCCTCAACTGCTGATGCTCTGAAGGAACTGGAAATGGCCGAAACCAACGATGATCGCCTGCGCCTTCTCATCGAACGTGTGGAGCGCATGGAAGAAGAAAAGAAGGGCATCGGCGACGATATCCGCGACATCTACAACGAGGCGAAGGCGGTCGGTTACGATGTGAAGATCATGCGCCAGATCGTCCGCATCCGGAAGATGAGCCCGGACGATCGCCGCGAAATGGACCTGCTCCTGGACAACTACAAGTCCGCGCTCGGGATCGACTGACGATGCGCCGCCAATCCGCCCACGCCGTCCACCCGATCGGTTGCAGCTGCCGGCGATGCTCGCCACGCACCTGCCACGATCGCCGCTTTGCGCTCGCCATCCGGGCGGCCACGCGCGCGCTGTTTTTGGTCGCTGCTCTAATAGCGATCCCCTTCATCATCGCCCACGCCCTCACCGGCGTGAAAGGAGACGGCCGATGAGGTTCCTCTACCTCGAACCCGCGAACGACTGGATCGGCCAGACGGTGGAAGAGCGCCTGCGCCTGTGCGCGGAAACGCTCTACGCCCATCAGCTGATCAACGCCCGCCGCTTCAACCAAATCACGTCCGGCGTAAGCCTGCGTGCCGACCGCCAGCGCGACCTCCGTACCCGCAACCGCATCGGCGGCCACGGCGAAGCAGCAGCAGCCGCGATCTGCACGACGTGAACGATAGCTCATCCGGTCAGCCGTCTGTCCACATGCCACCCCGTCCACGGCGCCAGCATTGTCCGCCACCGTGGCGGGCGATCTGAAGGAGGTTCCGTGTCCCGAACACCCGCTGCCTTTCGCCAAGCCGACGTGGTTCGTGCTCTCAAGGCCTTCCGCGCCGCGCAGGAGCCGGTTGCCGGCGTGGAGATCGCACCGGACGGCACCATCCGCGTCCTGACTTCGGCAGCGCCACTAACGCCTGCCTCCCCATTCGATAACTGGAAACAGAAGCGTCATGCGAGTGCGCCTTAAGGGCATCAACCGGATCACGAAGAAACTCGCATCCGGCAAGTCCATTACATACTACTACGCTTGGAAGGGCGGCCCGCGCCTGGACGGTGCGCCCGGCTCGCCGGAATTCGTCGCGAGCTACAATCGCGCCGTAACCGCCAAGCGCGAACCGCGCACGGATCTGCTGATCTCGATCCTCGACAGGTTCGAAGAATCGACCGAGTTCGCCGACCTCGCAGACCGCACGCGCAAAGATTATCGCCGGCTCCTCAAGCTGATCGAAGCCGAGTTCGGGGATTTCCCGATCGATGCCTTTGAAGACCGCCGCACGCGAGGCGAGTTCATCGCATGGCGTGAACGCCTCGCCATCAAGTCGCGCCGACAGGCGGACTACGCCTTCGCCGTGCTCGCCCGCACACTCTCATGGGCTTTGAACCGTGGCCTGATCACCATCAACCCCTGCGAACGCCCTGGCCGCCTCTACCGCGCAGCGCGGACGGAGAATGTCTGGACCGACGCGGACGAAGCAGCATTCCACGCCAAGGCGCCCGCGCATCTTCGCCTGGCACTCACGCTCGCGCTCTGGACAGGCCAGCGGCAGGGAGACCTGCTGCGGCTGCAATGGGCCGCGTTCGACGGCACCACGATCAGGTTGCGCCAGCGCAAGACTAAGGTCGCGGTCGTGATCCCGGTCGGCGCGCCCCTCCGCGCCGCCTTGGAAGCCCTGAAGAAGCGCCTGGCCGCCGAGGGCAAGCCCGTGCCCGCCACCATCCTGGCTACAGAACGTGGCACCGCCTGGACCGAATCAGGCTTCCGCGCATCATGGCGCAAAGCCTGCATCAAATCCGGCGTTACGGGTCTGACCTTCCACGACCTGCGCGGCACCGCCGTGACGCGCCTGGCAGTCGCCGGCGCCACCGTTCCGGAGATCGCCGCCATCACGGGACACAGCCTGAAGGAAGTCGGGAGCATCCTCGACACTCACTACATGCACCGTGATCCAGCGCTGGGCGAAGCGGCCATCCGCAAGCTCGAAGGAAGAACAATTTCTCCCAACTAA